TTTACAGTGGTGCAGGTGCCACCGGGGCAACTGGTTGGGTCAGTAATATCACATAGTGGATAACAGAAACCAGCATAGCATAGAGTGCCATTGGGACAATCTGCTTGTTCACTACAAGGTGTTAGTCCGTTTCCACCAGGTAGACCAATAATATGGGGTCCTTCACCATTGACATTTAGGTTTCCATCTATAGTTAAATCGCAGTTGATCTGTGTAGGTGCGTCAATGATTACTTCTCCTTGATCACATCCACCAGAACCAATGTTTACATTACCATTAACATTCAGATCCTGATCAATGTCTACAGACCCTTGGAAGTGGGAGTCTCCACCTACCTCAAGGTCACACTTAATGTTAACATCACCATTAAGGTTGATGTCCAAATCACCACAAGGGGTGTTGGGATCACCAAGATTGATTTCACCACCAATCGCATTGATGTTAAGGTTACCCTCCAGATCCAAATCACCCTTGATGTGTGTGTCACACTCAATGGTTGTGTCTGCATTAATATTCAGTTCGCTCTCGTCACAACCAGTACCAATGGTTGCGTTTCCTTCAATTACGAGGTCTCCTTTACCAACAATATTGCCTTCTACTACAATGTCACCAGATAGAGTTAAATCACACTCTGCTACAATCTGACCATGGATAAGAATAGTGTTATCGCAATCTGTCCCAAGTTCTACGTCACCACCTACAACCAGATCCTTCTCAATGGTGATACTTCCATCTCCAATGATGATTCCAGGCATCTGGAGTCCACCATCCATATTAACCAAACAATGGAAGGTGGTTACATTATAAACATTGAGTGACCAGAAACACGCTCTATCAATGTTACCCAGAACAATGTGACCATTCATGATCTGGGTGGTGCCAGCCTGATTGATCTTGATTCTGTTTCTTGCTTGAGTTACAATGTGGAACGTACCAAAGTCCTCTCCATAGATACCAGAAGAGTAGTCCCCAATGGCAACAGATGGCATCTGTTGATCACCAAGAGGGAAGATGATACCATTAGAAATAGTACCAATAGAATTTTTAAGATCTCTCCAATCTACCTTGTAAGTTAAGTTATTTGTGGCGTCATTAATTACCAGACTATCATCGTTTTCTACACTACGGATGTCTGGTAACTCTGATATCTTAATATCGTCGTATGCCATAATACTTTTTAGTTATTTATGAACGCCTTGGAAGGAACTTGATTCTGTGGAAATCAAAGTTACCATGCTCATAGATTTTTTGATTACCACCGTTTGATATATGAACTTGTCCATCAAAAACCTTAGTATTACTAATAACTTGATAACCATCTGTCCTTACAACTGATTTGTCGACCTCAATATACCAACCAGATTCATAGAATGAGTTAGCATTGGGGGGTTCAATGCAAGTGTCGTTCTGTATTGGTTCACCTGTGATTGGATCAACGATTGTTTGATTGACACCACCCAGCATGGTAAGTACATCAATACCAGAAGGTAGAGTAGCTACATCTGTGTTATCAATTGCATAGTTAGGACCATAGAATATCTGATCTCCCTCAGAGAGAACCTTCAATTCACCCTTACCAATCATATTATTATCAATGTCTTCAAGGATCTGATTGAGATCTATGATCTCTTCAGCCCTTCTCCACTGAACAGTTTTATCTGGTCCATTAGAGGTGAGGACCATTTTCTCCTTACCAAAGTCAACCAAGACACCCCATCTGAGTCCCCAGGCACCATATCTATTGATTCTTAACCACTCTGTGCGGTCAACATGGAAGGTTAGTGGGTGTGTTCCAACAGACTGGACAGAAGGATCACCACCAAGTGTTCGAGTTGAGGAACCAAGATACAGATCGTTTTCATTGCCGTCGTTTGCTCCAAGTCTGATTAAAACGTTACCCTGTTGGACATGAACCATCTCCTCTGGATAGTCAGTGCCAATACCTACTCGTTGCTCGCTAACGACGAGGCATCTGGTACCACCAGTGGTAACCCCAATGGTATTGTCTCTAGGTCTGTAGAAACCAGTATTATCATCCTTAATAAAGGTGATTGATGGTCTTAACTCTGTACCATCAATAAACTTAACTATACCACGCAGGATGATTTCATTATTAATTTCGTCCCCACCATCACCATCTCCTCCACCACCACCTGGTGGATAGATACCAGTCAGGTGACCCCATGTGATTGCATGGGTTTCAAATACCTCTTGACCTACCTGCTTGACATCAATTACGACGAGATCATCGTAACTAAATTTGTCAATCCTAGGTAATTCACTAATAAGGATATCTTGTAAGCAGTCTGACATGGCTTTACCTTTCTTTGTATTTATTTTTGGTGGACTCAGCAGTCACAAGGATAAACTCCAAAGTCGATAAACAGCAAACCATTAAGAACTTGCTGTCTATTACCATTCACATCTGTCATGTTAACTGCGTAAACATACTTACCTTGCTGAAAGTGCTTACTGTCCTCTTTGGGTAGGCTCACAGAATAAACACCACCAACACCATTGACAACACTACATTTAAATGGTGTTACCTGATAATGGATGTGTTCAGGGATTTCAGTGCAAGTTGCGTCAATGGCACCTGGATACTTAGTAAAGTATGCAGAGAACTTACATCCAGTAATATCCATAGGCGACTTATCTGGATTGGCAAGATAAAACTCTTGACCAAAGTCTGATCCAGCAGTTAATGTCAGGTTAACATTATAAGATGCCATTAGATTTTACCCCCAGGTTTGGGAGCGTCTCTCAGATTTTTAAGCCATGCGAACTCATAACCGGACGTTCTGATGGAGTCATCAGGGTCTCTAGGAGTCAGTAGTTGTTTCCTTTCGTCTCTCACCCAGTGGTTTTGTGTGTCATCAAGATCTTTATATACATCCCACTTTACACCATCCCAGATGTAATCGACCCCTGCAATGGGATCACTCCAAACGTAACCATTGTCACCAGGACCCAAATCTGGAAAATTTATTTCTGTATGTCCACATCTCATGGTAGGAACCCTTTTTTTATATTTATTAGTACTTGATGCAATACAGCATTGTAATACTGCTGATCGTCTCTTGAGTTCCAGAGTTAAACTTGGATGTCTCATATCGACCAAAGTTTCCTGTGTTATATCCTTTGGAGAAGTTACCTCTCATATCAGGTAGCTTAACAGTCGAGTTCGTGCTGTAAGAAGTGCCCAACAGGTTATACAGTTCAGTAAAATTTGCGTTGATTCCTTGAATCTGACCATTTCCATTAGGAACAGTGTCACCGTTGCAAACCAAGTATCCAGCGGGTGGGTCGTCAGCAGCAAACATTATCACTGTACCAACAGGGTTAGAAAACCCTTCATTTGCGGCATTTTCCTTAAGGACACCAGCCGTTACCACACCATCAGTGTCTGAGAGATCTGTAGCCAACCTCACAATACCTTTCTTGGTGTCAGTGGCATCAGGAATTAGTGTGCTGGTATTAGTAAGATACTGTGGTGTAACTGCAACATCATTGGAATTCTCATCTCCACTCTTAGCAAACCTTACTGCACCAATCTTAGTGGTGGTTGCTTGGTCAATTGAGATGTTTGTTGTTCCTGAACTATTGGTGAACGTCCGAATTGGTAGAGTACCTTGGACATTACCACTTCCGCCACCACCACCTGTGCCACCAGCTACGGCTTGCTTCCACTGTCCAGGCTCAGCTGCATCCCAAACATACAGGACATCTGTACCATTGTTATACCACATCTGGCCATCTTGTGGGTTCTGTGGTTCCTCATCAGAGACAATAGCCAGAGCGTCACCCTTACCAGAGTCATTACCATTGACAACAACAACCCACTGACAAGAACCAGTGGCACCTTCTACTTCATAGTCAGGTTCGTCACAATAATAAACATAAAGGTTACCACCCAAGGTGTCCCACCAAAGCCAACCTTCTCTAGGATAGTCGGGTGGTTTAGGTGCGCATACAACAGGGACTCCAAGACTACCAGATCCCCCAGCTCGCATGATGGGGATCCAGTCCCCACCTTTGTAGACATAAAGCATTCTGTCTGGGTGATTCCACCAAAGAAACCCTTCCAGTTCAATGCTAGGCTCTTCATCTGTCGTTGTAATGACAGGAGGCTGGATAGCAGTTTCCCAACCACCAATTGATCCATTGAAGATATACTTGAGTCCAGATGAGGGATCAATATAAATCGCCTTGTCTGACGGATTTGGTGGGAAATTAAGTGCCATTATTGTTCACAAGTTGTTTAAGTAAGCTTTTGATCTCTGCGATTTCATTGGAGAGCCTATCAATCTCAAACTTAGATTGAAGGTTCTCTTTAGCTTGATCACGTGCAATTCTGTAACGAGACCTTTCTGTGGTGTCACGATTCTCAATGACACCAGATTCGGTGTCTTTAAAAATGTTGACGTGTCCTTCTACTTTAGCTTTCATAAGGTTATTTATTCTGATACAACAACTTGCATGTCATCAATTAGTGGAGCCAGAGCTGGATTGTCAGCCACCATAACAATCTTAATTGCTATGGCATCAAACTTAGCCAGGTCTTGTGCAGACCAGGTTAAGGACTGCCACTCATCAGGTTTGATGATGTTTGGATCTACACTGTCTGTAGACCTTGGTTTGATAAGATCAACAGAGTTTGGAAGTCCTGGTGTCTTATACAGTGGGAGTGTTTGTACGTACTCCTCATCTCCAGGATAGATTACTCTGTTCTCCTCAGTTACCCTTCTGGTTTCATCAGGAAGAACTTGATCTGGGTTGAATGGGATCCAAGGGATGGAAGTGATGTCAGCATCAAATCCAATGTTTCTTGGTCTGTAGTAAACTCTGATGCTGTCAGGTGTGTAGAACACTGAGGTTAGTTTGAGCTCAATGCCATCACACATGTTCTCAAAGACGAACAGTTTGGATGTCCACTTAGCAAACACACTGCCTGTAACCTCAGTCTCAGGACTGAATGTCATTGAGGTTCTGTTTGTAATCCTCTTGAAGTCTTCTCCATCTCTGATACCCATTGTACCAGTGATTACATCAGTTGGATCGGTGAAGATCATCAGAGACTTCTTGGATGGATCCACAGCGTGTACCTTGAAGTCTTTATTGTTGATGTTGATTGTATCTCCAGCAACATATCGAACTTCATCATCAAATGTCAGCACTTTAGATGTTGCACCCAGGCTGTTGCTGATGGGCTTAGGATAGTCAATCAGGTTTCTTGTCAGGACCATATTGGTTCTCTGGATGTCAAAGACTGGTGAGACCTTGGTATCTGTGGAAGACATTCTGACAATAGTCTCAACTGACTTCTCTCCTCTCATGTGGATACCATCATTATACTTCAACTCATTCAGGTAATTGGCTACCTGCATGGGTTCGTTGTAATAATAAGACTCCATCATTCTTACAGGGACTGCATCACTCAGGACATAGTTGTTATCCTGATTATACTTAACTTCTCTAAGTTCAGAGTCAAGATACATTGTGGAAAGTCCAACAGTCATTGTGGATCTGTTAGTAACACCTACCAGTGAGGATCCAAAGATCATCATTCCAGTATAAACATTGAAGACCTCATAAGGTCTGCTGAATGAACACCTGATGTTAGAACCACCACCCTTCAGTGTCAAGGTTGCTGGGGTAAGTACCTTGATTGTAAACATATGCATGTCTACATCCATGACTTCATGAAGTGTATTGATTTCCTCAACAGGAATCCCACCCAAGGTGTCACCACCGCCAGTACCAGTTACACCAGAGATCTTGACCAAGTCCCCTGATGAGAAACCGTGGTTATATTGATAAACTCTCAGAACTCTGGGGTTGATACCAAAGATTCTGGAAGTAAGGTCAACGTCTAAAGAACTTGTCTCAATGCTATCTCTATCCAGTACTCTGTCGTCCAAAGGAACGTTTTGAAGAACGATATTAGCAGAAACATTTGGATAGAACTCTGCTCTCTTGATGTCAAACTTCAGATCCTGTGTCTGGTCTTCAGTCCACAACTTACCATTCTGTGACTTGAATAGTGATCCAAGTGAAGGTTGTTGTGTAACCCTTCTGTCCTCATTGATGATGTTCTCACCAATCTTGGAAGTAAATGCCAGATACTCAGTGGAGTTAGGAGATCTAAGAACAAAGGCGTACTCAGTGCTACCCAACAGGTATACTGGAGCATTGAAGTGGAAGACTGTGGGGATCTTACCGTCATCCGACACCGCAACACCCATTGTCACACCAGGTGTAGACTTCTTAGTTCTACAGGTGGCTTCAGCATTACCACCATCACCAACAATGGTGACCTGTGGAACCTTGGTGTAACCGGATCCTGGGTTGGTCAGTACAATCTCATAAACTTGACCATCGTGGCCAGGTCTGTACTCCTCAGGATCATCAAGTCCAAGTGGAGCAATTTTGACATAACCTGTAGCTGTAACACCACCTGGAAGCTCAGGCTCATTAAACTCAACAGTGGCTTCTGTATACTTGGAACCTAACTCAATGAGATCTACTCTTGTAATCTCAACTTCATCGTTGGCAATCGTCATAGTAGGACGTGCCTTGATACCTACCAGGTTAGGAGATGTAATAATCTCTCCAGCCTTAAACTCACCATCATAATTGCTCAGCAGAACATTGTAGACGTGGTTGGTAACATTGGTGCCTGGGTTTGCTGATTCAGACTCAAACTTGACATTTGCTTTAATAACACCAGTTGCACCAGACTCAGCACCATCAACTTGGAACCCTGCCTTTAGTACAGAAGTATCAACACCACTTGGGAGTTTAACTCTGACTCTCAGCGATGTGTCTGGGTCTTTGGTAACCTTGGAGTGTGGGATAACTGTGGTAGTAGGAACTCCCCCATCAGTTGTAACCAGGTAAGCTTCAACACCTTGCAGTAGATCCTTCTGCTTGAAGTAAGCGTGGAGTTCTGTAACAAAGACGCCATCAGGGTTCGTGGAGTCAACTGTAAAGGTTTGTGCGACAGGATCATCAGGCTCTGGACGTGGAGGATTCTGAATAACGACTCTCTCCTCAATAATCACTCTCTCAATAACATCAGGTCCTCTTACATCCACATCAATGTCAGAAATGCCAGTGGATGTTAGGGTTCTGGACTGGGAGTCTGTCTGTCTTGTTCTTGACTGGATATTAGGTACCCTTGTGGATACAATGGTTTCTTGCTTATCCTGAATAACACCACTGGACACAAATGCAGATTCTGCAAACGCCTGTAGCTCATCTCTATTCTGTGTATTTGTCTTGCTGCTGCTGAATCTCAGGATTCTTTGACCAGTCTTAAAGGATCTGGTTGGTCCGCTGGTCTGATACTGGATAGCACCCATACGACCGTTAAACTCAGTTCCAGCTACGGGAGGACGACCATTGGGAATGATAAACACACCTTGCAGAACACCCCTGGAATCAGACACCAGGTTCTGGCCAAATCCCTTTCTGTTTCTATTAGCGGGAAGCTCATAACGCTTCTGACCATCAGGGAAGTTAGCAACCATCTCATCAATGGATACCCAGTCAGTAACTTCAATGTCATCAAAGAAGGCGTAGAACCTTGTGTTTGGCTTTAGTCTTGTTGCTCTGAAGAACACAGGGATGGAACGCATTGTCTCAGCCAGCTGCACATCAGTGACTCTGTCACCATAAGATGTTCTCTTAATGCTGCTGGTGTTGACATTGAATGATGTCTGAGTTTGGGTTCTGACCTGTCTTGTGGACTCAGTGGTTTCTGTAATGTTAAGAGTAGCTCTACCTTCTGTTTCGCGTCTGGTACTGGAAGTGCTGGATACTCCAGTGGTCTCCCAGTCACCCCAGACTGTTCCCATACCTGATCGACGCATTTCATCAGTCAGGTTGACCATAGCGTCAAAGACTGTGTTGTCTTCAATTACAAGATCAGGAAGGGTGTTGGTGTCTCTAAAGGTGTCAATCTCAGGCTCTAGCTGAAGGTTGCCCTCATAGGTAAACACAGTGTAGGGTTGAAGGTTGATTGTGTTGGTAGCAAATGGGTTGCCCAGGAACTGGACCTCCTCATAAGGAACAGTAATGATACCATTGTTGGAGACATAGTTACTACCCAGTCTCTGTGCATCTGTCTGATTCTCCTCCTCCAATTCAATCTGATCAGTGAAGTGTGGAGCTCTCAGGTGTGAGTTCTTAGGGTCAACAGCATTTCTATAAGGGATGGTACCAACATCACCCTTCTCGTGGTTAGCAAAGGTGTCAACCACAATACCATTCTTGAATCTGTCAAGTCCAGTTACAGCGTCTCTGACGCTCATATTCAGTGCTGATTGCTCCAGAATAGACAGAGTAACAATTGTTTGGATATTGTCTACCTTCCTGTCCAGAGCTGCAATGTCAGCCATGGTGTAACGACGATAATTAAACTTCTTAATTGTGATGTCGTCAACAGAGAAGGTATAAGCTGGTAAGAATAAGTTATACAGTCTGATTGCTGTTGTTAGATCGTTTGGTGGTTGTGGGCTAACTGCGGGGTTACCCTCCAACAGGATCATTTTACCAGTCTTATCCAAGAACAAGGAGTCGTATCTGGGGAGATAGTACTCCAAGTCTGCTTGGAACTGGGTGAATGGAATGGGGAGTCTTGGGACAAAACCATTACCACCATTGGAAGTATCCAGGTAGTTGGTTGAGTCAAAGGATGTTACACCATCAACAATGGTAGCAATCTTAGACTCAGTTTCATTTCCAGTCAGTGTATTTACAATGGGTCTGAAGTCAACTGCATCTCTCAATTGAATTACTGTACCTTCCTTATCAGACAGTTGCAGAGGAAGGTTGCGACCTCTGACGAAAGTAGGAATCTCACCATATGTTACACCCAAGTCATGAGTATATGAATCAACAGAGAAGAAATCACCATCTCCACTGTGCTCAAAGTACTGACAGTCAACGTAAATGGTATCTGTTGCAGATGGTCTACCTGGTTTCAGATAAATCCTTGAGATGTCATAATAGTTGTCTCTTTGTCCATCATCAAGTAAGTAGTTATCCGTGATGTCAATGGCACCTGGTTCACCAGGCTTAGCTGACATTGTAATCGCATTAATCTTATGAACATCAGCCATTCCAAGAGACAGAAGTGAATTGGCT